CCCGCTTACGCGGTATTACTGGCAAGCCAGATAAAGCGGCCTCACACCCACAGGGTGCACGAACAATGTGCATATTTACAGGTGCTTCAATCGACTAATCCGAGGTAGTGGCGTCACTCACTATACGCACCGACCGTCGTGCGCGCTACCATCTATGATCCTAACAACACTGGCCGCTACCGCGGGGTTTTAACGGCGCGTTTTCCAGCCCAAAGCCTTGTGTTGCATGGCTACTACGGTGATTAATGCTCTGGTGGTGCTCATCTCCCAGGTGTACAATGCTTCCCAACGTCAATTTCAACCCGTCGGTACTTGGTCAGCATCGCATTGGCCTGGTGGTTCACGTGCCTCTGCCATCAGCTTTGCCTCGAGGGGACCCACGTTACTACTTTCGACAAGCGGATCATTGGCCGCCAAGCCTCACCGCCACCACAAACAAAACGGGAGATAGCAATGCCGGACGGTACTCCGCCAGTTAGCGAGACTGGCTACCGCGTGACATTCCCCCTACACCGCAGCAGAGCATAGTTGTGCTTCAACCTCCCAGTAACTGGTGACGTTACACCACATTTCGCGCCCGAAATGCAATGCAGCGAATTATCCCAGCCTGGTAATTGGCGAACTTCGGCCTCCACACAAATCAACACACAAACTTCAGTTGTTGCTGCTCACATGAACTCCCAAATTTGGTCCCAGGTCGCGACTCGTTAACGTCGCTTGCTAAAGCGCAGGTCACACGACGGTCCCAATCTCCGTCTTCCTTTCACTTTAACATATGGTCTCACCTGGTGCCTCGATGTAATAGCGCCGCACCGACTAGCCCCTCACCACCCAACTGCCTCCCTCAAAAGAGGTGGAGCCCCATCCATGCAGGTTTCAGAGCTTCGCTCATCCGCCCACACTTCATAGAACCATGTTTCGGCAGCCTTCCTATGAGGTATTCATCAGTACTTGTCAGGGCCTCCACGGCTATGGGTCCACGATGTATTAGCATCATGGTAGCCACGGAGCTCAGGAAAGGCTAAGTTTAGAATCGATGATTCTAGAACCAGCTGCTCCTCCACAGACATGTCAAACGCCTCGGCAAAAGCGATGCGAGCGTTCGCATCCGGACGGATCTCCTCGTAAGCCTTAAGGCCCCCCTCAAGACTCACGCGCCACGACAAATCCATACTACGCTGCATGTCGTAGCACTTGCTACCACACGCGAACTCGTGGTACTTCTTCGCCATGGCCCAGAAGATAGGTACTCCTGGCTGACATGTGTGCTCCGCACACGCCAGCGTAGCGAAATACCTACGTGCAGCAGTCACATTATGCAACCAGTGATAATGTGAAGCAAAATTTGCAACGGCCTTTGATGGGTTCCGCACAAATCTAGGCTGTTGACCCCACGGTCGATACAACCTCGCCTGACAATGCTCAACCTTATAGGGAGCAACAGGCGGCTCACACACCACACGCAAACCAAACTGGAGAAACCCCGGTTCAATTCGCGCCTGCACCGCGTCCAGAATCCTACGCTCACAAACGACAAGACAATCATCCCCATCACACAACATATCCCAAGTCCTCGGCGGTAAATCACCGAGGGCCGCATACGCACAAGCCATCATTATGACGTGGTTACCTAATGATGTGTTAACGTCTCCAGAGGCGCGACCCCCTGGATTGGTATAACGCATCTGGGCACGCATAGTGACGCCCCGATTCTGCAGCTGTAACTTAAGGAGTGTGGGTAGCCAGCGGTCCTTCGGGTAGAGTCCACAATACAGCTTGTGCTCTTCCTTCAGTAACCACTGTGATACATGCATATCGAAACGCGATGCATCCAGTCCAATGACCACAGGATCACTAAACTGACTCACCATCCTCAAGTACCTCTTGGCTCTGCCATGCGACGAAAGCCCCTTGCATGTCGCCTCAACACCCCAGGGAACTAGCTTGAGATTTCCCAGCTCACGCTCAATACTACGCAGGTATTGCATAACCAAGATGTTATACCTTGGCCCCCGCGCCTGTATGATACGTGGATCCTTTTGTTCACTAAGCGAGACCTTCTCCTGCTTAACAAACGCTTTGAGCTCAGCATCCTTCGATCGGAACGGCGTCTCAACCAGACTCTCAGCCGCCCTCTCATAAAGTTTGCGTTTTGCCCCAGCAAAGGATTGGCAAACTTCAGGTATTGTGTATTTACGCACTCTACCCTCCATCTGCGCCTTGAACCTCCTCACCGCCTCCCTAAAGCGGAGGGTAAATTGCCGATTCGGTTGACAGGGTGGAACAACAGCCAACACGCGGTTACGCAAACCTACATACTCGTTACATGAGCATGAGGCATTGTAACCGCGGTCGTCGGCTCCAGGTAACGACCCCGCCCAACGCACAAACACCGAATCGCGGCAGACAGTCCCTTCTCCCATGATTGACGCCCCAGGCCGTAAAACGACCAACGCATTAAGCGAATGGTGACTATGGGAGTAGGTTCTACCTACCTAGCACAAATCGAGACGTCCATGACCGACAAGTCGATCACGAACGGCACCCCAGGACCACGCTCCCAACAGGAGATTCTTCAAACCGAAGGGACGCACAATCCCTCCCGTTCGCTTGAGCTCGCCGAAGGCCCAGCTATCAGCAAATTGGACACGACCCAACATTGCCAACGCCAGCTCTTCCGCCGCATTACCCTCCATCGCAGCCGCAACCGTAGGTGCAATGACATTGCATTGCCACTCCTCCGGCACGTTGTGCCTACGACAGAAATCTAAGGCTTTCGCCTTAAGCTCAAGGAGCACGTCGCGCGTACGCTCACGGAATGCAACATGAGTCGCCAAGTGATCTCTCAACTTCCTCCAGACAACAGGGCGCAAAACCCCGCCGACAGGAAGAAGATGATCCACGAGCTCGAACTCAGTGCTGACAACCCCGTCAACGCACCGTGCCCTCTTCATCTCCCACTGGGAAACGCGGTCATCACGCACAGCGACCGGCTTTGGTGTCCGGGTCGCTCTAATAAGAGCGATCGTGCCCACCACCGCCACACCAACACCGACCATGACAGGCCGGCGGAGGGCGAAGGTAGACCCGCCCCGCATCGCACGAACGAAAGCGGAGACCCAGGACCTAGGCCGGCGCGCAACGCGCCAGAGCCGCGTGAGTAGTGTGGCTCCCACGATGCCGCCCTCGCAGCACCGTTCGCCACTAGCAAGCTGCTCGAACACTTGGGCTACAAGTGCCTGAACATCCTGCCTACTCACTCCCGAAACGGGCGCCGTTTCCAAAGCGCACGTACAATGCTGGC